AGGTGGATATAGAAATAGTCTCATTTTTTATCCTTTAAAAGCTTTTATTAATATAGATTAAAAAAAACTTTAAATTTATTTGGCTTAATTAAAAATATTTTTTAAATTTGTTATAACATTAACAAACAAAAACTATTTATTATGTCAGTATCTTTATTTTCAGAATTAGAAATTTCAAAATTGTACAACACTTTAAGCACAGACAAAAATGTTCAAGAATTTGTTTCGGAAACAGAATTTTTTAAAAAAAGAAATAAGTTTGGTGCAGAAAGCGCAGAAGATTTTATTGGTAGAGCAGTATGGTATGCTTACATAGCTAACATAACTGCTTTTAATGTTCAGTACAAAGAAAACGAACAAATTAATTTTAATATGGAAAGCAATGAAAAATTTGAGAATTTTCAAGATGCTATTCAATTGTTGGGTTCTTTACTTTACAATGTTGCGACAAATGATGGAAACATTTTTTTAATGGATAGCTGGTATGACAGTTTAGTAGCTATTGAAAAAGAATTTGTTATTGAGCAGCCAGTAGAAATACCGAATTATTGCTATTAATATTACAAAAACAAGGCGGTTATTAATTTAGCCGCTTTTTTTATTTAATTTTGTAAAATGAATAAACAAAATGTTACATTAAAAAAGGCGATGTTAGAAGCCTTAGAAAAATCATTGGGTATAGTTACTACTGCTGCCAAAGCAGTTGGCATAACTAGAAAAACCCATTACGATTGGTTAAACAAAGACCCACAGTATAGAAAGGCGGTAATTGAATTAGAAGATTTGGCGCTTGATTATGTAGAGTCAAAGCTATTTAAGAATATTGAAAAAGAAAAAGAAGCCAGCGTATTTTTCTATATGAAAACCAAAGGCAAAAAAAGAGGGTATGTTGAACGCCAGGAAATAGTACACCAGGGCGCAATGCCAGTTAGTAAAATATCCGAAGAGGCAATGCAAGAAATAGATAAAATACTAGACAAAGAGTACTAAAATGGGAAAATGGAAGCAGTTAGGGAGGTTATTAAAAATAAATGTATTGATAGCTTATTATTCTTTACAAGATTTATATTTAAAGAAAATACAGGCAATAGGTTTGAAGTGGCGCCGTTTCATATCGAAATGGCTAACACCCTTGAAAAGGTAAACAATGGCGAAATAAAGCGCCTTATAATTAATATACCGCCAAGGTATGGTAAAACCGAGATTGCCGTTAAAATGTTTATGGCTTGGTCGCTTGCTAAAAACCCAGCTTCTAAATTTATACACCTATCTTATTCAGACGCCTTGGCTTTGGACAATAGTTCGCAAACTAGGGACTATATTACTAGCGACGCATACCAAAGCATATGGCCGTTACAACTTAAAAAAGATAGCCAGAGCCAAAAAAAATGGTACACAACTGCCGGTGGTGGTGTTTATGCTACTGCTTCTGGAGGTGCTATAACAGGCTTTGGTGCTGGTACTGGTGGGGCTATTATTATAGATGACCCTTTAAAGCCAGACGATGCCGTTTCAGATGTTAGGCGCTCCTTTATTAATAACCGATACAATACTACCATTAGGTCGCGTGTAAATAGCCGAGACGTTCCAATTATAGTTATTATGCAAAGGCTACACGAGGACGATTTAAGTGGGTATTTATTAGAGGGTGGTAGTGGCGAGGAATGGCACCATTTAAAGCTGGCTGCAATAGACGAAAACAATAATGCGCTTTGGCCAAACAAACATAGCTTTGACGAATTAGAAGCGATTAGGCAAGCCGACCGCTATACGTTTAGTGGCCAGTATATGCAAGAGCCCGCGCCGCAAGAGGGTGGCGAATGGCGAAAGGATTGGTTTAATATAGTAAACAAAGCCGAGGTGCCTGGAGATGTTTACTGGGAAATGTTTATTGATGGCGCCTATACAAAAGATACTAAGAACGACCCCACAGGAATACAAATAAGCGGCAAAGGTAAAGACGGCAATTTGTACGTTTTAAAAAGCATTGATAAATACCTAGAGATGCCAGAATTAAAACAATTTATTGAAAGTTTTGTAAAAAGCTGCGGCGTACCTATACAACAAATATTAGTCGAACCTAAAGCATCTGGTAAATCATTGGTGCAATTATTAAGGCGCGAAACAAATTTTAATGTAAGAGAATTAAAAACCAACTTTGTAAAGTATTCTAAAATTGAAAGGGCTAGGGCATCGTCGCCCTTTATAGAAGGTGGCAGAGTTTACCTAGTAAATGACAACTGGAACGAGGCTTTTATACAACAAGTAAGCACTTTTCCAAACGCTAAACACGACGAGCATATTGACGTTACAAGTTATTCAATAGAACGTAATTTAATTAATAACTTTTTTGTAGTGTAAAATTCGTATTTTTACAAAAAATTTTATATAGACAATGGCATCTATCCTAGACAGATTTAAGTCGCTAGTTACTAAAGGCGCACAAAACACCAATATTAATTACAACAAAGCGCTATATAACTGGCTTGGCAATTCCATAGTATGGAACCAGGAAAACGACGAAACGTATATAAAGCAAGGTTATCAAACAAACGCAACCGTTTACTCTATTATTAACTTAATTACAAAGGCGGCAACCACAATACCGCTTCAAGTTTATGAGGTTAAAAACGTTGCAGATTCTAAGCGCTACAAATCAATGACTAGCGGTTATATGGACGGCAATGTAATGCACAATGCAAGAGTTTTAAAAGCTAAGGCATTTAACGAATTGGAAGGACACCCATTACACGAATTAATGGAACGCCCCAACCCTGCGCAATCTTATAACGCTTGGCTTACAGAAGTTATTGCTTTTGGTAAATTAACTGGAAACAGATTTATTTATGGTATTGGGCCAGAAACTGGAAACAACGCCAATAAATTTACAGAACTTTATGTACTGCCTTCGCAAAACGTTGAGATTATGAGCGGCGGTATATTAGAGCCAGTACAAGGCTACAAACTGCAATACAATGGTACGTTTGAAGCGCCAGCAGATTCTATATGCCATATAAAAGATTTTAACCCAGATTATGACGGCACAGGAACGCATTTATACGGACAGTCTCCATTGCGCGCTGGTTTACGCTCTTTAACTGCAAACAACGAGGCGCTAACTACTGGGGTTAAGTATTTGCAGAACCAAACGGCTAGGGGTATATTAATGAGCGACGAGGGCGATATAAACGAAGTGCAAGCGCAAGCGTTAAAAGATAAATTCAGAAAGCAGCACCAGGGCAGCCAAAATGCTGGCGATATAATCATAACACCATCTAAATTAAGCTGGGTAAACTTTGGATTGCCTGCTACTGATTTGGCGCTTATTGAACAATATAATTCTACTGTAAAAGACCTTTGTAATGTTTACAACGTACCGGTACAATTATTAAACAATACAGATAGCAGCACTTACAACAATATGAAAGAAGCCAAAAAGGCTTTATACCAAAACGCGGTTATTCCAGAGTTGGTAAAATTAAGAGACGAACTAAACAGATGGTTGGCGCCGCAGTATGGCCCCAATGTTTATATTGATTTTGATTTTAGCGCCGTTCCAGAATTACAGGACGAGTTAGAAAAAATAGTAGGGCAACTTAGCCAAGCGTGGTGGGTAACGCCAAACGAAAAGCGCGAGGCAATGTACTACGGCAGAGAGGATAACGTACAAATGGACGACTTTTTTATACCGGCTAACCTTATGCCGTTAAATATGCCAGACCCATTACTAGACGAACCAAACCAAGAGTAAATGACTAAAGAGCAAAGGGCAAAATGGCAAAAGGAATTTGAAAGCCTTTTAAATACTGCCGAAGCTGCAAGTTTACGAGAGTTTACCAAATACTATATAGCTGAAAGCAAAAAGGCCGTAGATATATACAAACAAAACGGCGGTTTAAATAATGCTGACCTATTAGCGGTATTTACAAAAGACGGCTTCCAAAAAGGGTACGAGAACCTTTACGAAAGTATTGGTATGCGCTTTGCTAATTGGTACGCTAAAAATTCAGACAAATTTATTACTAAACAATTTGACGCAAGCCAAGAGCAAGAAAGCTGGAGGGCTTATTTTCGTTCCTATGGTATGCAAGTGGCGGCCGAAAGGGTTACGTTAGTACAAGGCACCGCAAAGGGTAATTTAATGAGCGTATTGCGTAAGCTAATGGCTGACCCTATATTTATGGCAGAGGGCGAAGTTGTAAGGGCTAGAATGTTAATGCGCCAATATGATAATTACAGTAAATTCCAAGCTAGGCGTTTAGTTAGAACAGAAGCGACAAGGGCCGCAAATGTAGCGACAATGCGTAGCGCTCAAAGCGTGTACGCTGGTCAGGATATGCAAAAGGAATGGATTACGTCAATGGACGGCAGAGAACGCGAATGGCACGGTGCTGCTAATGGTCAAATAGTAGATTTCAATAAAAACTTTTTTGTAGGTGGGGAATATATTATTGGGCCTGGTAGTGGTAATGCTAGGAACGTAGTTAATTGCCGTTGTTCTGCTGCACCATTTCCAAAGCCAGACGCAAGTACAACCGATATTATTACAGGCATAGGTTTTGGCCTAACTTAAATAAAACAAAATTTAATATCTTTACAAAAATTTTATAAACTATGATGTTATATAAAGCATCGCCAATGGGCGAACTGTTAGATGCCGACGATAAGAGCGGTATCGTAAAAGGTTACGGTTCA